AAAAACGATGCTCGGAGCATTTGGCAGAGTGCATCCACACCCACCGTAACTCATCCTGCAAAACGCACAAAGAGCGCCTTTCAAGCACAATCTTAAACTGCGCGTCTCTTCTCTTAAAATACAAGTTGCCAGTATTCAGAAGGCTTAACACGTATATTTTGTTACCACTTCTGGGTTTATCAAAATGATATTCGAGTTCTTGCTCTTCATAATATTCATTCATGCTAACACTGTCATACTCAAAAGGCAGATTCAATTTTAGAATCGCTTGGGGTATTTCCGTTCCTATCATATTGGAAGAGTAGGGAGTAGGCTGACCCCATCGAACAAAACCGTTACGCTGCTTTCCGCTTGATTTTGCTTGATTAGGCATTAATTTTAGCAATTCCAACTCTTGCTCATAGGTAATAAATTCAGGAACATATATCGGCTCAATGGCTGTTGACTCCATACTATATTTATATCGTTATTCGTTTTTAACGATGTAATATACAAACAATCCAGAAACAGCACCCGAAACCCCCATCCAAACTCGCTTCATGTTGCGCTGATATTTGGTCTTCTGTTGCTCATTTTCGATTTTTTCCTGCAAAATAGTATTGAGCTGGGCATTGTAATTCACAATTTTCTGTAAATTGTCTGCCTTCTTTTCTAAGAGCTGAATAGTAACGCTCTGGGAATGAATCAAAGAGTCTTGAACCGTATTACGAATCTCGCAATTAACGTTAAGCTCCGTCAATTTAGCAACTTCATACACCTGTTTCAGCAAGAACTTAGATTGCTCTACGCTAAAACAAATAAGCGTATCTCCCTTACTATTAATAACCGTTTGCTGAGAATATGCTATCGAAGTCAGCGATAATAACACCAACGGAAGCAGAATCAATCTCTTTATACTTATTAACATATTTAGTAATTATTTTAGGTTCTAACGCTTCAAGAGAATCAATCGCTGACTGATATTTTACCGCCTTGTTTTTCTCTACCAAAATAGCACTATCGAGCCTATTATTTTCACTTGCAATAGAATCAATTTTTTTTCGCAAAATAGCTATATCGTTATTCGATATATCTTTCTGATTTACAAATAGATATGCAAGAAAACAAATTGAAAAAACAGCCCACAATAGAAGGATAAAATTGCATCGTTTTGCCTTATCCATTTGTCTGCTTATTTAGAAGGTAATTGCGCCCGTTATATACAATTGTAGATACTCCTATGGCTATAAGAGAAACCGAAAGCCATTGAGGTAACTTGTCCTTATATTGAACACCAGCGTAAAGTATTACAGGACCAATGACAAATACATCCAGCAGTCTTATATCTTGGCTTTTTTGGTATTCTTTCATATCAGTATTTAAGATTGACAATACTATCTATCTCTGACCTCTTTATCTTTTTACCAGCCAATTCAGGGTCATTTTCGTCAGGATAAAATAAGCAATTGTTATTCAAAACCTCTAATAAACTTGCTCGGTATTCATTTTTATTAGGCACTCGGTCAATTTGAAATTCGAGAACATACCACACGTATTCAGGAGTTGCCCAACCATACTTAGCTTCGATTTTATCTTGGACAATAGCTTCAACTGGCTTTTCTTGACCGATAGCAACTAAACTATCTGTCATCTCGCTAATTTCAGCAACCTTTTGATTCAATGCTTGATTTTCAGAAACAAGTTTATTGTTTTCTGATTTTAACTGCCCGTTTTCTGATTTTAACTCTCCATTTTCTTCTTTCAATTGCCCATTTTGCTCATTCAAAGAGACATTTTCACCCACTACTGTAACGTGCTTATCTCCAGCAACAGTAATGTTTAGCACAAAGAAAGCCAATATGCCAAACAAGATTAAGTATATTAGGTACTTTGTCTTCATCCCCTTTTATATATCATATCTTTTAGGTCGTTGATAGCCTTAGTATTATTTTCTATGGTTGATTTCATTGAACTATTGTCATTCCTTAGATAAGTATTCATTTCTTTTCTAAGTTCTTCAAGCTCTGCCTTGAGTTTATCTTCAGATGCAATTTGTCTTTTGAGCAAATAGTACAAAGCATAACCGAGCGCAAGGGTTATTACACCCAAAGCTCCATATTGAGTTAGTGTTTCAAAAACACCAAATGATTGTTCTGCCATTTGTTATTTTTTTAGTTTTTCATCAAGAAGCATACGTTCAAGTTCTTCTACGCGCTTTTGAAGTCTGTCTTTCTCGGTTAATGTCTTATTCCACATTTTCCAAGCAACGTAGCCAAGAGCAATTACGACTATACCAAGCGCACCATATTGTACGAGGTTTTCATAAACTCCTAAGCCTTTATTTGCGTGTTCACTTACTGATGTAGTATCCATGTTTAGATTATCGTAAAATTCGATTAATGTATTCCCAGTTGATTACGTTAAAAATATTGTCAACATACTTTTCTCTGTCAGCTTGGTAATTAAGATAATAAGCGTGTTCCCATACGTCAATACCTAATAGTATTTCGCAGTCAAAATACATTAAAGGGTTGTCTTGATAAGGCGTTTCTACTATTTCCGTTTTGCCGTTGGGATATATTACCCACCACACCCATCCAGAGCCGAATCTTTTTTTGGCAGCTTGTTTTATTTTGTTTTTGAAGTTTTCATAGTTGCCAAAGTCTCTGTTGATTGTATATTCAACCGCATAAGGAGGCTGATTTTTAGCTCCATGGTATGGCTTTAACATATTCCAAAATAAGGAATGGTTAAAATAGCCTCCAGCATTATTTCTAATATCCGTAGAATACTCGTCAATATTAATGATAAGGCTTTTTATGCTTTTTCTGGTTGAAACCAGCTCATTTAACTTATTCAAATACCCTAAATAATGCTTATTGTAATGAACATACATGGTATCTTCACCAATAAAAGGCTCTAATGCCGAATAAGAATATGGTAATTTTACGGGCTGATACATCTTATCAATAACTTAATTTGATTCTGGAGTTTCTTCTACCGATTCAGACTTTTCTTCTTTTTTCTTATCGCTTTTAGACGCTATCCATTTATCCATTGAAGTGCCAAAAAAAGCACCAAAAACAACGAACATAATGCCATCAAATACAAACTCATGTATGGGCATTTCTCGCCCCATAAATCCAGTAATGATGTCGCAAATAAGCGTTACTATGATAAGACCGAAAGCTATAAGACCTACAAAAGTCTTTTCATTCAAGCTATTTTCATCGCAGATAAGCTCTCTAAAAAACTTTTTCATGATTAAAATTCTCTAAGAAGTGTGTAAGTAAAATGTTTTTGTTTTGACGTTTTAGCTGAATTAAGCAGAATAGCAAAGTCAGCAGGATTATTCAATACCTGACATCCAGCAGACCACTTATCAATAAGTTTAGATATTGCCTTTTCGTTAGCACGGTGGATGTTAATACCGAATAAGCCTTTATCAATTACGCTCGTTTCTTCAGCAACATCATCTTTGTCGCCATCACGATATACTTCTACTAGCTTACATTGTCTAAATGCTTCATATTTGCCTTGATGAAGACCTATCTCCCATGTATCTACGTATTGGTTCGGCTTCAATAAAGCTGCGCCTTTGGGATTAAGAATGTTTTTAAGCCAATGTGTTCCTGGGTTTGTCGTGCAAGTAAACCAACGAATGTTATCGCTTTGAATAAGAGCAAAAAGGTCATCAAACTGATTAGGTAGATTCGCTTTTGAACGAACACCTACAAAATGATATGGAAACCACTTATAGCCTAATCGTGTAAATTCTGCTTTTAACTCTTGAATAGTGTACTGTTTCATGTCTTTATTTTTTAGTGTACCACTTATAAATAAAATATCCTGCTCCAAGCGCAAGGACACCTCCTATGATATAAACTCCTCGTCTTTTGAGCATTCTATTGTATGCTCGCTCATCGACCAGTGTATAGGTAAAGTTATTTCCATACAAGTCTTTGTGCTTGTCAGCAAGGCTTAAAAACTCTGCAAAAGAATCAGCGTTTTCAAATACTTGACACCCTGCCGAATATTTATCTATAGTTTTTGTTGTTCCAGTTGCGTTTGCGCGATGTATATTAATGCCGAACAATCCTGTATCATCCTTGCCATTTACAAAGTCAAGAACAGCGTTTCGGTCATAATCTCTCATAACAGTTACTGGCTTTCTTTGAACAAGTGCTTTATATTCTCCACGATGCAGCCCTATTTGATAGGCATCTTCGTATTGTCCTTGTTTAAGAATGGCAGTTCCCTGCGGATTCATAGGGTTGTTAAGCCAAAAAGTACCTGGGTCTGTTGTTACATTGTATGATTTCCCTTGCCATTTTCCTGCATCATCTTTCCAGAAAACATACATAGTGTCATCAAAGGAATTAGGCGTAGTGCTATCGTTTCTGACACCTACTATATTGAGCTGATATGGCTTATCGTAAATAACGTAGTCATTTTTTTTCATCAGCCTAATTAAAGCCCGTATATTTTTCCTTTTAGTGATTTCCATTATTCGCCTTTCCAAAGTTTGCACCATCCACCTAAAGCAATAGTGCCACGAATTTGAGAACAGATAGGAGTGTTATCAACATACTTAATATACGTAAATATGCAGTTGCTGCACTTTTGTCTTCCT